CTATTTCTTGAGTTTCTACTATTTTATTATCAGTTTGAATTTCTATTTCTTGAGTTTCTACTATTTTATTATCAGTTTGAATTTCTATTTCTTGAGTTTCTACTATTTTATTATCAGTTTGAACTTCATTTTTTTGTGTTTCTATTTCTAATTCTTTATTATCATTATTTATATTTATATTTTTATCATTTATATTTTCAATTATTATTTTTTTTTCCCTTAATGATTTTCTTAATGACATTATATATAATAATTCTATAATCTAAATATTAAATAAATTAAAAAAAAAATAAATAAATATTATATATTATGGTTTTAACTTTACCACCATTTAATGATACAGTAAATTCGGGAGAAAAAAAAACAAAAAAAATATTTCAAAATAATATTCAATATAATCCAATATATAATGAAATATATAATTTAGAACCAAAAATTGTAAAAAAAACAGATAAAATAGAAAAAGACATGGAAAAAAGTATTTTTAATTTAGATTTAGTTACTATTTTAAAAAATATAGCAGATTCAGTATTATTAATTATTATTGATTTATCTAATATAGATAATTATTCAAATATTTTTTTATTTATGAATATATTTTTAAAAGAAAATAGAATGATATATTTTGGTATTTTTATTACTATTTTATCATTAATAATATCCTTATTTAATGAATAAATTTTTTTTTTATTAAAAAAAATTTTTTTATTTATTTTTTTTTTTATTAAAATTGATTCTTTATTTTTTCTTAATAAAATAATCAATATGTCAGCAAAAATTTTCACAGTATCTGAATTATTAGAAAACTTAAAAAACGTTTCATTCTCCGAATTAAAAAAACAAAAATCTGGTTATGTCTCATGGGTAAATGTTAAAGATAAAGGTAGAATGAAAAGAATCTATGTAAAAACACCAAAAATGTTTGCACCATTTGGAGCAACTAATTATAACGCAGGAGATTCTGTAAATAATAAAAAATTTTCAGTTGCATTATCATTTAAAGGTGTAGATGAAAATAAAGATTTAGCAGATTTAAAAAAATTATTAAAAAAATTAGATGAAATGGTAGTTGATCATACTTATGATAATAAAGAATGGAGATCCCAAATTTCAAAAAAGAAAGTTTCAAAAGATGTAATTGAAACAAATTACACAAGAGTACTAAGAGAAAATGAAGATGAAGAAAATAAATATCCAGCATTAGTTAATTTAAAAGCACAAATTAATTGGAGAGATGGAGAACCAACAGTTGGTACAAAAGTATATGATACTAAAAAAAATCAATTAGATATTAATTTTGATAACTATGATGAAGTAATTCCTAAATTAACAGATTTAAAATGTGTTTTTCAAGTAGCATCAGTATGGTTTATTAACAAAAAATTTGGATTAACTTTAAAATTAGTACAAGCAAAAGTATTTCCAAATGAAATGGGTTCTTTACCAGAATTTGCATTAGATGAAGATGAAGAAGAAGAAGTAGAACAAGTAACAAAAAAAGTTGAAAAGATGAAAGTTGAAGAAGAGGAAGAAGAAGATTCTGACGAAGAAGAAGAAGAAGAAGAAGATTCTGATGAAGAATAAATAAATTAAAAAATAAAAATAATAATTTTTAAAAAAATTATTATTTTATTGTCCGAAATGACGTTAAACTATTTAAGCACTATTGGCGCAGTTGGTAGCGCATCGGTCTTATGTACCGAGGGTCGTGGGTTCGAGCCCCACATAGTGTATTTTTTTATTATTTAATATTTAAATCATATATTTATGATTAATTATTATGTCCGAAATGACGTTAAACTATTTGCTTCGATGGCTCAGTTGGCAGAGCATTCGGCTGTTAACCGAAGGGTCCCCGGTTCGAGCCCGGGTCGAAGCGTTTTCTTAATGATATTTAAATTATATAATTATATATTAAATATCATATAGTTTTTTTTTCTTTTTATCTGTAATTCTACAATTACAATTTGGACATCTTAAATATTCATCCATATATAACCATTTTTTTATACATTTTTTATGATATAAGTGATCACAATATAATAATATACATTTATCTGTTTGTTTTAAATTATCTAAACAAATAGTACATATTTCATTTTTATATATATTAAAATTTTTTTTATTAATTCTTAATTTTTGTTTTATATACAAATTTTTATTTTTTCTTTTAATAATATATTTTTGGATGATAATACCGCCATGTAATATAAATAAACCAACACAACTTGAAATTATAAATTCCATTTAACTAAAATATTATATTTTAACATATATTTTAATATTTATATTAAAAAAATACGAGTAATATAATTCCTAATATATAACCAGCTAATGTTTGATAAATATTATGACATTTTTTTTCATATCTAGATATTCCGATTATTAAAGGTATAAAATTTAAGAATGATAATGCAAAAATATCACCATTGTATCTTTTAAAATACATATAATTTACAAAAAATGTTGTTAATGCTACATGACCGGATGGAAATCCTGGTTCTAATCCTACATATCCTCCATTATTGAAACTACTACAATCACATGCATCAGTTGGTCTTAAAAAAATATCTTTATTTAATTTTTTTGTTAATTTTTTAATACTGATCTGTAATAATGTTATTAAAATTATACCGAATAATAATTTCCATTCTTTTATAAAAATTGTATATATTGTCATTAATATAGGAGTTAAGGAAATAAAATCATATATCATTTATAAAAATATATATGATATAAAATTATAATAAAATTATAAATTTTTACTAAAATTAGATAAATCATTTAATTTTTGTAAATCTTCTTCATAATCTATTTCCATATTAGTATTATTTGTATTAATCAATGAATTAATATCATCAATTAATTTACTATTTTCTTTTTTAAAATGTTTGTCTAATTTTTGTTGATTATTATTTAGTCTAATAGTATCTTCATTTTTTTTAATTAAATTATATGTTACATTTTTAAGATTATTATTTATTAAATTTTTCCATGATATAAATAATATATTTGGATAATTAAATTTAACAAAAAAACCTTTTTTTCTAAGTGAACTAATTATAAAAACAATACATGTTCTATTATCATATAATGGATAGCCGAATATATAATTTGGAATTTCATATAATAATTCTGTTTTTTTTCTTTTATTAATAATTTCTATTTTATTATAAACCTTTTTTAAAATTTTATTATAAACATCTAATTTTTTTTGTTGATTATTAAATTGATCAGTTATTAATTTTTCTATATTAAAATCTGTCATAAAAAATTTATATATATTATAATTATTATTTTATAATTAATATATTTATAATAAAATAAAAAATAATTTAATAGTCAAATGTAATAATATATTATAATAATCATTATGCAAGAAAAAAAAACAAGAGGAAGGGGGAGACCAAAAAAAATAAATAATAAAAATAAAAGTAAAAAACTATTTGATATTAATATGTTAATAGATGAAAATAAGAATGAGTATAAAAATTTGTTAGTTCATTTACCAATAGATATTAATTCAATATGTCTTGATAATACATCATATGAACAAGAATATTTAAATTATGATAATATTTTAAATAATATAAAATATGTACCTGAACCATTTGAACAAAATAATGAAATAATAGAGGAAAGAATTGAATATAATGAGGATATTAAAGCCCTAAAAGAAAATATTATTGTAAAAAATAATATTTTAACAAAGAACATATATAAAATAGAAAATTTTAATCAAGAAAAAATTTTATGTTGGTGGTGCTGTCATGAATACAATGATCAAAATTATGGAATTCCAATTAAAAAAAAAGATGATATATATTTAACAAAAGGTTTTTTTTGTAGTTTAAACTGTGCAAAAAGTTATAATAATAATGAAAATATAGATTTAAAAGAAAAACAGTATAGAAATTCATTAATTAATATGTTAAATAGTGAGTTAACAGATAAATATTCAGATGTTAAAGAAGCACCACCAAGAGAAACACTTAAATTATTTGGTGGAATATTAGATATTAATGATTTTAGAATAAAAAAGAAAAATATTAAATTAATTTATCCACCTATTATATCATTAATACCAGAATTTGAAGATATAATGATGGAAGAAGAAGAAAAAATACAGATTAATAAAAATATAATCGAAAATAATTTATTTAAAATATTTAAATAAATTAAATAAATAAAAATATAAAAATATATAATTAATACTATGGATTATGATATGATGAATAATAATATGAATAATATGAATAATATGAATGATGATTTAGAAAATTTAAGTGAATCGAGTAATGATTTAAATAATTCAATGAATAATATGAACATGAATAATAATTCGGATGCAGATTCTTTTAGTGAAATGCAAGATAATGATAATAAATCAGTATCTTCATATGCTGGTTCTGATTTATCACCAGAAGAAGTTTTAAAGAAAAAAAGATTATTATTATTTAAATTAAAAAGACTTCAACAAAAAGGATATAATCCTTCTCGTTTTTACGATATGAATTCATCATTAGGAGAATTAACTGCAGAAGTTGAAAGTATTAAAAGAGAAGCAAATTTAAACCAAGGAGTAAAAGTTACAAAAAATGCATTAGTATCAGTATGTTCATTATTAGAATATGTAAATAATAGATTCGATCCAATGGATATTGTATTGGATGGTTGGTCAGAGGAAATGAATGATGATATTCAAAATGGTGAATATGATGAGGTAATGGAAGAATTATATTATAAATATTATGATAAAGTTTCGATGGGACCAGAAATGAAATTAATTACAATGGTTGGTGGAAGTGCAGTAAAATTTCATTTATCTCATACTTTATTAAAAACAATGGTTCCAAATGCAGATGTATTATTAAAACAGAATCCTGGTTTAAAAAATGAAATTAATAACTTAATACAAAAAAATGTACCCGAAGTAAAAAAAACAATGAATGAAATTGATAATTTAGGAATGGGTGAAGTATCCGGCCTAACACAAAGAAAAGAAATGTCTGGACCAAGTGAAGATGTAAATGATATTATTGCAGAAATTGAAAATGAAGTAAATAATAATACAATGAATAATAATATCAGTAATGATAATGGTACAGTTGAGATTTCATTTTAAATCATTTTTTAAGATATAAAAATTAAATATTTAATTTAATATAAATTATTTTAAATATTTTATAAATAAAATTTAATAAAGATATATATAATTATTTATGAATTATTTAAAAAATAAAATTAATTCTTTACAAAAACAATGTATAAAATCTAATACTTTAGAATGGTTTAAAATTAGAGAAAAAAAAATTTCTGGTACAAATATTAGTACTATTATTAATATTGATAATTATAAGAATGCAAATCAATTGTTAAATGATAAAATACATGGATTAAATAAAATAGATAATATTTTTACTAGACATGGAAATAAATTTGAAAATATTGCGATTAATATATTAGAAAAAAAATTAAATATAAATATTCAAGAAATTGGTTTTAAATTAAGTGATAAATATAATTTTTTAGGAGCAACCCCTGATGGTATAACTATTTTTAATAATGAAATTTGTTTAGTTGAAATTAAATGTCCTCTTACTAGAAAAATTTCTGGTATTCCATCATTTAATTATTATACTCAAATTCAAACACAATTGGAAGTTTTTAATTTAGATAAATGTTTATTTTTTGAATGTAATTTAAAAGAAATTACAAAAGATGATTTTTTAACTAAAAAGTATATTAGTGGATATGATAAAGATAAAAATATTTACTGGAAATTAGAAGAATCGTCGTTAAATATAATAAAAAAAGATATTTCATTTATGAACTATTATATAAATGATATTAAAAAATTTTATAATCATCTTCAATATAAAAAACCAATCAAAAATGTATTTAGTAATAATAATTTTTATACAAAAAAATATATAAAAAATTACATGATTAATAATAAATGTGATGTATGGTTAGATTTATATGGAAAAAAATATTATAATGAATATTATGAAAATAATCTATTCTCAAATGAAATTTTAAGTAAGTCTATTGAAAAGAAAAGAATTTTTTATGATATTATTAAAAATATTGCATATCAAAAAAATTTAAAAATTGTAACTATTCCATCTTATAATTGTAAAAATGATTATTTATTAAAATTAACTAATTCATATATGGAACAAAATTATGATATTATTATTAATCCTCATTTTTATGATTCAAATATGAATATATTTTCTAATCCTACTTTAATTGTTAATAATAATTCATTACATGATGTTTTTAATATTTCAAATAATAATAATAGTGGATATACTTTATTTAATAAAGTTATTAAAAATATTAAATTTATAAATAATGGTAGTATTTTATCTAATGATTTAATTCATTCCTATTATAAAACTTGTAATAATGTCGATAATTATGTATTAAATCAAAATCAAAAATATAATAATAATAAATCCTATATTATTGGTGAAAAATGGAATTATTTAGATAATAATACTAAAATAATTTCATCCGAATCAAATGATTTTTCAAAAATTGGTGTTGTTACTTTAAATTCATATAGAGATTTAAAAAAAAATTTATTAAAATATATTAATTGGATTAATGATATTAAAAAAAAAGATGATAAATATATTATTATTAATGATAAAACTTATTCTCCATTTCTTTCTACTAATGAACAATCAAATTGGAATAAATTAAAAAAAAATATTTTAAAAAATCAAAATGATGTAATTATGATGTATGGTATTGGAAATATCTTGAAAAAAAAAATAAATAATTTGGGTATTATTTCTTGGAATGATCCTAAATTTTATAAATTAATAAATTATAGTAATATTTTAAATTTATCTAGTAAAAATATAAATATTATTAATAATATTTTAAAACTTAATTTAAATAGTAATGATCTTATATATCCTCCTAATAAAACATATAATATTGAAAAAGATCTACAAAAAAAACCTCTAGAAATTTTTTGTGATTTTGAAACAATTAATGATTTTTTAGGTAATGAAAATATTATTTATCTTATTGGAATGACTATTAAATTCCCAGATAATAGTATAAAATATGAATATTTCTTTGCAGATAATAATACAAATGAATGTGAAAAAATAATTATTGATGATTTTATTGATAGAATAAATGAACTAGAAGAAAAATATGATACAGATTCTATTATATATTGTTGGTCAAAAGCAGAAAATAATTTTATTAAAAAATTTAATAAAAAAAATAATTTCAATTATCATGTTCAATTTACTGATTTACTTGAAATATTAAAAAATAATTCAATATTAGTTAAAAATAATATTTATGGATTTGGTTTAAAAAATTATGTAGAAGCTATGTATGATCATAAAATGATTAAAAAAAATTATAAAGATGGTGATTGTGATAGTGGTGATAAATCTATAATTAATGCAATTAAATATTATAATGATAACGATAATAAATGTTATAATGATCTAATTAAATATAATGAAATCGATTGCACTGTAATGTATGAAATATTAACTTTTTTTAGAAACTTTTATAATATTAGTTAAATAAATTGTTTTTAAATATATTATAATTAATATTTTTAAAATTTTTTTTATTATTTTATAAAAATAAATAAAATTGTTTTAAAATTAATATAACTAATTTTTTTTAAAATGACTCATTTTGATGATTTCAAAACTGATATAATCGATGATATTGAAGATAAAGAAACTATAATGGAAGATAAAAAATATGCTATTTATGTTTTAAGGTTAGAAAAAAATAAATATTACATTGGTAAATCAACAAATTTACAAAAAAGATTAAAACAACATTTTAAAGGTCGTGGTGCAACTTGGACTAGATTATATCATCCTATAGAAATTTATGAAATTAGAAGAAATTGTGATGTATTCGATGAAGAAAAAATAACACTACAGTATATGAAACGTTATGGTATTAATAATGTAAGAGGAGGTTCTTATTCTAGAATTCAATTAGATAAATATGAATTAAATCAAGTAGTTCGAATTATTCGTTCAAGTGAAGATAGATGTTATGTATGTGGTTCATTAGAACATTTTGCAAAAAGTTGTAATAAATTATTTTGTACAAATTGTAAACATAATGGTCATTCTTCAGAAGATTGTCGTTATTTTGATTTTCATAATATTAAATTATACTTAACTGATGCTGAAATTAAAAATTTTATTGTTGATAGTAATACTGATAAAATTTATAAATATAAGAAAAAAAAATTGTTTATCAAAATAAAAAATTATTTAAAAAAAATATTTTAAAAATAATTTATTCATTATTTATATATTATAAGTAATGAATAATGAAATAAATAAATTAGATAAATTAAATGAAAGTAAACTTAATGCACAAAAAAATGAATTAAAAGAATTATCTAAAACTTTTTTAAGTCAAAAACAAAGTGGATTATATAATTACATAAAAAATATTGAAAAAAATGACATTTTATATTATATTTTTTTATTTTCTATTATTTTTTACTCCCTTAAATATTTAAATTTTAATACTCGTTATTTTTTTATATCTGTTGTAGCAATAGTTATCATATATTATATTAATGATATGAAAAATACAAATAGTTTATCAAGAATGAAAGAATTACAAATTAAATTATATGCAATTGATCCACTACCTAAATATTTTTATAT